AGAGACATGATGTTATTCACAGGTGAACAGATGAGGTGGCTAGTTTACAAAGATAAGGTGGTATATTTAGATTATGAACATCATCAAACTACCAGAACACCTTAAAGACAAAGCAAACAGATACGTAGAGCATGAGCTAAAGTGTGAGATACTTAGCAGAGGGGACACGTGGGTATTAGCTAGTGATTAAAGGTATGACATACGAAACAAAAGACAGTGGGGAGCGAGTAACGTACGAAAGTGGCTTTAATCGGGACGTGGCGCACAACAAGCCGAGGTACGATCTCATTCCACCAGCCTCACTCAAACGACTAGCGGAGGTGTACATGCGCGGTAGTCAGAAGTACGGGGATGACAATTGGAAAAAAGCTAGCTCAGAAGAAGAACATCAGCGCTTTATTGCCTCAGCCTTTAGACACTTCGAGCAATGGCGTAATGGTGAACGAGATGAAGACCATGCCTACCAAGCCATCTGGAATATCATTGCGTACGAGTGGCACATGGATAACAAATCCTATGAAAATTAAACACTACGACTTATTCGCTGGCATCGGAGGTTTCTCTTACGCTTTAGACACAATATTCAATGAACAAAAAAACGAACACATCTTCTGCGAGTGGGAAACCTTCCCAACAGCCGTCCTCAAAAAGCACTGGCCAGACGCAACATACTATGGCGACATCGCAGACCTTGTTACTGACACCAACAGCCAGCGAAACAGTAATGGACTTGGAAAAGTTCAAGAAGCGAATGGAGAAGTACCCAAACGGAACGACAATGCCAAATTTAGCAACTCAAATAGATCAAATGACATCACAATCGTCACAGGAGGCTTCCCCTGCCAACCATTCAGTCACGCTGGACGAAGAAAGGGAACGGCAGATGACCGCTACAAGTGGCCAGAAATGTTTGCAGTCATTAGAAACGTCAGACCAGATTGGGTCATCGCTGAGAATGTTCGAGGCCTCGCTTCTTGGAACGACGGCATGGTTCTCGAAACAGTGTGCGCTGACTTGGAAGCAGAAGGTTACGAAGTCAGGCCGTACATTATTCCAGCTTGCAGCAAAGGTGCGCCCCACAGACGAGAACGAGTCTGGATTGTTGCACACACCAAGAACATTAATGATAGAGGAAACACCGGAGAACTTTCGAGCGAGGATGAACAGCAAACGTCCGAACGACAGGAAGAACGGACTGCCAAACTTAGCGGTACAAGTGAGCAGTATGAAAGTGCCACCGTTGCTACTAACGCCGTCAACAGTAGACAGGGGCGAACGAAGCGAGAAAGCAATGGAACATCGGATAGCGTATCGCAAGAGTATAGGGCGCAAGACAGTACCTCCAGGGAGCCTGAGCGAGCAATTAGCGACGGGGACGACCACCGACCTTGGAACGCAGACTGGCGAGAAGTTGCGCTTGCAACCTGCCATGACGGAGTGGATGATGGGCTTCCCCGAAGGCTGGACGGAGCTACCTATCGAGGAAAACCCACCGACTGCATTAGTGCCGCGCAACATCGCAAAGACAGACTAAAGGCATGTGGTAATGCGATAGTACCGCAGGTAGCTATGGAGATATTCAGGGCTATAAAATCTGTGGATAACCAATAGTCAACCCTTAACGCGTGGTATAGTACAAGAGTGAATAAAGAACAAATAATTATCGACGGGTACGAGTCTGGTACGCCAGTTGCCGTTATTGCCAGTAATGCACAATGTGGTACAGCCACAGTTAAAAGAGTCGCTAAACGCCTTGGGCTTCAACACCCAGGGCGTTCTGGTGCCAATTCCGAAAATGCTATAATAGGTACGGACACAAGCTCTTTGAAAGGAGAAAGTATCATGTCTCGCGAACCGACACATGCAGAACTCAGTGCCTTTCAACGGCACTGTGAAGAAAACAACTTGCCCTTCGAGAACTGGAAGGCATTTTGGCACAAAACGAAAGAATATTCCTCACTGTTTGCTAACAAAGCAGCAGAACAGGAGTCAATCGACAACCAGGAGATATTCCTTCAGCGGCTACAAAAGGCTGCACCTAAGACAAAGAAATCGCCCGTACCCACTAAGACACTGGCGATTCCTGCAAACTTTGATGTTCATATCGGCAAGCATTGCGAACTGATACGAACAGGAAACGACTATACCCCTGACAAAGCGGTAAAGCAAGTGTTGGAAGGACAAGCTGCCCTTTACCAGATGACAAAACCATTTGGGGTATCAGACATCTTGCTTCCACTAGGAAACGATATTGTACATGTGAACAATAATCGAAACGAGACAACTAACGGAACTCACCAGGACTCCTACGGTTCTGTTGAGAGCCAAATGTACCTTGCAGCCGAGTTGTACATTCGTTCAATCGAAATGTTTTCTCAGAACCACAACGTCTGGCTTTGTCACGTACCAAGCAACCACGACAAAGAAACGGGGTGGTCGGTGAGTCAAGCTGTATCAAGATATTTCCAAGGGTCTAAAAACCCGAGGGTTCACGTTCGGGAAGAGTTAATGAGTCAGCAGTACCGCAAATATTTCGTGTTTGGAGAAAACCTGATCATGCTTCATCACGGGGATATGCGGAAAGAAGAAAAACTACTCGGCCTTATAACAGCGGAAGCCAGAGAAGCTGTATCAAAAACCAACCGCATCTACGTCTACCAGGGTGACACCCACCACAAAACGCTTTCAAGGCGGGGTGTCAACTCAGAGGTTGATTTGGAAAAGGATCATTCTGCACTAACTATCATGCGCTCTGGCGGTGAAGCTCGAAACAAACTCTTTGTTGAGACTGTACGTTCACCATCACCAGCAGATGACTGGCACTCTAAATCTGCCTTTCTCAACCTCCCAGCGATTGAAATGTTCTTACACAACGAGCAAGCTCAATTTGGACGCTTCACTCACTGGTTCTAACAACTAAGCACCCTCTTAACTGAGGGTGTCTTTTTTGTTTATGCTATAATGTCTCTTACCTATGATTATCGGAGATACAGTACGAATTACCAAGCCAGACGGCACAGAACACTTATTTCCGGTAGAGACAAAGCAAGACTTGGCGTACTATGAGCGGTTCCCGATTGGAGATTTTACCCTGGATGTATTGAGTAAAATCACTATCCACAGTTTTGCAGATAGCAGTTGTGTTTCTTGCGAGGGATAGTGCTTTACTCTCTGTAACCCCTTGCAGTAAAATTTAACGCGAGCAGGGGGAGTTCTTGAAGCACATAATGTATTACCTCCGAAGCGCAGCGTGGAAGCTGCTTACTGACCCGCCTAGTGCGGGTTTTGTGATAACATATATACAATGTATAGACGTGAACCAAAGGTACACACTCACAATAAATGGCGCAAGCGATACAAATGCAAGCGCAACAAAGGCGACCATACGTATGAGATAGAGTACGCAAGTATGCTCCCAGACTGGTGGTGGGATAATAAAAACATCATGGTTTATAAAGAGTGTACCGCGTGTGATAAGCAAGATGTGGAGTTCGTGGAATAGTGGATAACTTTAAATAGATTATTTGGTTGGTGTATACTATAGATAGAGATAGTTAGTAGATGGGGGATGCTCTATGGCTAGTGAATAAAACTGCCTATACTATCTGTGAATAGAGATAATCCAGCGGAGCCGCTAAGTTAAAATATCGGGAGCTTGGCAGAGGGTACCGACGGTGTTGGATGTTCCCCACCTACTAATTATCAACCCTGTACCTTGAAAGGACAAATCATGAAAGCAGCATATTGCATTTGGTGTTGGAAGCCTGTCAAGGCACCGGCAAACTACAATAATCGTACTCAAAAGCTCGTATGCTCACAAGGCTGTCGAGATGCTGAGGCGCAATTCCAAGTCCACAACTCGGACGAAGAAATCAACCGGCGGGCACATTACATTGCCCTCACGAAAGGAGAGTGACCAATGCGGAAACGCAAACCTAAGTACACTATCACCAGGGCGCAACTTCGGAAGCGTGCAAACCGGCGACTGGTGACGAAGCCAGCCCGTCAACAAGCGAAACGGGAAATCAACCGTATCGTCTTTGAACTTCACAAAGGAGCGTGAAATGTCAGACTATGACCGAGCAAGCAAGATTATCAGGTTCACAACCTGTGCATCAAGCAAGTGTGGCCGAACAATTCCCCAAGTCCTAGCCTTTAAAGCTATGGGCGAGCATTACTGCGATGAGTTTTGTCGCAATGAAGACTTGGTTCAGCGGCTTCGGGAGAACGGACTATGAGCCGTTTTACCATCCATCGCTGTCATATTTGCGGCAAGAACGAGTTTGCCGACAACATGATTGAATATAACGACCATTGGTTTTGTGGACTTCCCCACAAACTTATCCAGGAAAGGAAAGAAAATGCGGACCTCAACCGTCTTAACATTGATCGCGTTCAGTTGCGTGCTTTGGGCCGGAGCAGCGAGCAGTGAAGAAATCCCACCACCGACAGAACTGCTTGTGTCAGGCGGCATACTTTGCGACACGGAAGAAGACCTGCATATCCTGCTGTCTGGTATCTCGCTCAACGGCGGTGACTGGCCGGATAACCCACCAGCTTCATGTGGTCAATTTGTACCAGAGATGCCGGTGCTGATGACGGTCACACCTCTGGAATGGTACGAAACGCCTATGGCAAACGTACTGACTGCACACTTCGTGTATGTCCCTAACGGATGGGAGCAATTCGGTTATCTTGGCGTCAAGATGAACCAACCCCTAGAACCTACGTTCTAAAACAAGGGAGCGCCACTGTGCGCTCCTTTTTCTGTGTATAACTCAATAAAGCTAGTATTTAGGCGTGTATAATGGGGGCATGAATGAACAAGAGACTTTTGAGAAACTAGTAAGTAGTTTTCGTAAAACAGTGTTAGAAGACGACCATGAAAAGGCTGAATTGAAACGAGAAATACACAAAGTACGTCAGGATAACAACCACATTAAACAGCAAAACCAACACTTGCTTTGGAGGTTGAACCGACGTGTCACACCTGATGATATAAATAAGAACGAAATTTATCTAGTTAATAAAATTGATATTTTAGAAGAAGAAGTACGACGCCTAGAAAAGTATGTTCAAGTTTTACGTTAAAAATTGACACCTACTAAAACTGTGGAAAAGTCAGAAACAGTTTCCTAATCGCGGTATAATTGTATATACGGAAGCCGCCTTTAGGACGTTTCCATTTATCAAATCAGCTCAACGGCTTATTTTAAAGAACAACATGTATAAATTCATTATAGCAGCAGTCATTGTTGTGGTAATGGGGGTACTGGTATTGAACGCTAAGTACGGTCAACCAGTGGAGGTAACAAATACTAAATTGGATATTGGAACATCTACCGTGGAGGCGGTGGATTGTATGAGTGTAGTAGGGGATGAGGACGCTTGTAAGGCAGCTCAGGACGTTATTGATAGAAAGGCCGCCGAAGCAGAGTTAGAAGCCCTAGAAGCTAATTTTGAGGCTCTGACAGCTACTTATGAAGCAGAAGAAGCAGCGTACCTAGAAGCAAAGAAACAACTGGAGTTAGAATTGGGAAGCTATTGAAGGAAAGAGGAAAACATCAAGCGATTGATTCGCCAGACGTTTCCTGAAGCACCTAATACAGCCGTAGCAGTAGCGATGGCAGAAAGTGGGTTGCGTATGGTGCAGTCAAACCACACCTACCCTAAAGACATGGACGGTCAACGTGCTGGTAGTCGTGAAAAATCATTTTGTATCTACCAAATTCACGAACCAGCGCACCATGCTACAGCCGTCAGACTGGGGTACGAAAACTACAAGACTGACATTCAGGACTGTGTAAAAATGGCTCGTGTAGTGTACGAGCAAGCAGGACACTCGTTCAAGCCCTGGACGGTGTACACAAAGAGGATGTACGTAGCGTACTTAAACTAAACACAGACCCCGCAAGTAGCGGGGTTTAGTCGTTGTCACTATCATCAAACGTATCGTAGTCAGGCAAGTCTCCACAGTCGCACATAAACTTTGTATCACCACATAAGCTACAGGTTTCTGTTCGGTTAAAGACTTCATCCCAATTGGGTGTACTATTCATATACTAAAAGTATAACACACGGAATAAACAAAAAGCCCTCATGTTGGAGAGGGCTTTTTGCGTATTATACAACGTAGGGTATATACTTGCGTGACTTACGCCCGGCAAGCAGATGGAAGGTCGCACTTCCATCACTAGTTATATTACTTGATTTTCTTTGAGAGTAAAGAGACGACTGTGGATAGTAATGATGCTATCTGAGTGAGCATACCGACCCGTTTTAGATGTTTATCTTTTCGTGACTTGTAGGCTTGTCGTAGGTAGGGAGCAATCTGCATGAGCGCCTTTACGTTCTCCCGTCCTGTCTTGCGTCCAATGTAGTCCCAGTCACCAGCGCCGTGTACAGCTCCAGCGTCCCAGTCATATCCAAATAGTTGGTTAACATCTATCTTGAGTTCACTCTTTACTACCCAGTCAAAGCTGTGCATAAGTTCATGGTATAGAGTACCGAATGTGTTAGCGTCATTCTTCTTGTCCCAGCGACAGAGTTGGAAGGAGTGTTTGTTGTAAAAGCCTGACCAATTTTGTCCCCAAATTCCTTTGTATAAAAAGTTGTCAGAGTGAACCCACATGATTACGTTGTCTGTTCCGTAGTCAGTGTATCGACTATGCACCTCGTTGTTTCGGTCTTTACGGTACTTATGGGTAGGTTTTAGGTTGCCGTCACTTTCTACCATTGTTGGTACTTGTGAAAAGTCACGCCTCTCTACCCAGTACTCATGTTCAATACCTGTGTGGCTTCTAAAGAACTCACTGAACTCCTCTAGTAGTTCTAAGGCTTCGTCTTTGTCAATCTTAAGGTCTATCAATACTACTGATCGCATACAATTACTTCAAATTTAGCGTCTTCTGCTTTATTAAACTTCGTTATCTTCACAAATGGTAAAGGATAGATGTTAACCCATTCGTTCGCACCGTATGTTCCAGGAGTTTCAAATGGTTCATCCCATCTAGTTGCATAGGTTGCCTCTGATGTACCTTCTTCATACGCGAATCCAATAGGGTTTGTGACTGAACCTCGAATAATAGTAGTCTCTATTACCTCTTGATTATAGAACTTTATCACCTGTCCCCATGTGTCACCCTGGATTCCCCACCGTGGGGTACGTTCTGAATAATATGTAATGGTATCCTCCCCTACACAGATAGGTTCTACTGCTTCGTATGGTTTAACGTCTACGTACCAGCTAAAAGGTGTCAGGTAGGCAGCGAAAAAGTACACCAGAATGAAAGGCATCAACCACGTTATTCGCACTGTCCATTTCTGTAACATCATCTTATTACTATTAAAGCCATTAGACCTCCAATAACGGCGGTCAGCATTACCGTTACCGTTCCGTATACAAGTTTCTTAACTGGTTCAAACTCTGTACGGGTGACATACGATTGTGCAACTAGTGTGTTGAGTTTGGTGATTGCTTCTTTGATGTAACCAATATCAGACCGCATCTCTGCGTCTGTAACTGCACTCTCTCGGGTAAACTTATCAAGCTGCCTTTCTAGTGATTTAATCTCTTTTCTAATTGAGTCTTCACCTGCCATACTAGTAATCTTGACTCGGGTTCATCTTAAAGTATGCAGCTGCGATACCTAAAACAAATAGTACAGGGCTGGTAAATGACTCAGGTACGATACCTACAACAGCCTCAGTACCTCCAATGAGAAACATGAGTGCGATTGTCCAGTTAGTTCGTGACTTGAGGGCTTTCATACCTACTATTATACCACGTCAACCTTGACCACCAACTTTATCCTGTCCTTATATTCCCCCCGATACTCCCTCCAGCCAAAGGTGCGGATGAAACCAAAGATCGTGACAGCTAGCGGCATGATACGCCTACGCCAGCCGTAGCTTTCCTGTTGCATGATGACCTTGTATTCATGGTCGATAAACTTACGGGTGTAGCGGTGCCAGGGGTATGTGTCCACCAGAAAATCATGAGCAAGGGCTGCGCGTATATCCTTTTCATCGTAGCGTTTGAATATCAGGTGTAACGGCCAGGGTACACTGTGAGCATTAAATCTGTACCCTTTTCCTATGTACAGTATATCCCCGTTATGTAGTACGTGGGCTACGTCTTGGTTGAGGTAGTAGCGGCGTACTTTGTCACGGTCTGTGAGGATGTCCATGTTACAGTCGTGAGAAGCCAAGGTAGTTTGGTTTGGTGAAGGCACCACCAGCTGCCGCATCTGTTAGCTGAAAATCGTCTATGTTTAAGTCTTGGCCAGCCGCACTTACGTCAAAGTAAATATTCGTAAAGTTTCCAGCATCCGCACGAGCTACGTTAATTGCTGAAAGCGTCGGGGAAGCGGGTTTAGTAGCAGAAGTAGAAATGTATAGCTCAATATCAATGTTACTTCCATTATCTGTATAATCTGTCCACACATAATAGTCTACATTTGAATCCAAATTTACTTGAGTTCTTGTCTCTCCCCCGCCGTGAAGTATCGAAACATTGTTTGCAGTATTTGTTAAAAAACGAATTCCGGCTCCCATTCCGTTTAAAGACAAAGCGTCGCTAGATTCAATTGTTGTCCATAAACGTCTACCAGCATTGTTTAAAGCTGATATTTTGTAATAGAGTGTAACAGGGTATGTTAAAGTTCCATGACCTTGTGTAACGGCACGAGCGTTGGCAGCAGCAGAATCTCTACCCATTCTTAGAGTATTAGATTCTATTTGCAAATCTGTAGCTACCTCCTCGTACTCAGTCCAGCCACCACCAACGGTGTTGGAGTTAGCCCTATTAAAGTCATCAATAACAACGTCAGCCATACTACTTAGTTACAATAGTCGCCTTAATTGCTGCTACTGTTTGTTTAGTTAGTTCTTTAGCTTCTTCTGCTTTCAGACGTTCTGCGTTTCGTTTAGCGAATTGCCCGAAGAACTTTTCAGATACAAACTCATCAAACTCCTCAGACACAAAGTCTTCACGTGATTGTGGGTTAGGTAGGGTTTGTTCACCTACGGCTGGTGTAGTTTCTTCCATTGTATCCATGTCGTATTCTGCTGGGATATAGTCAGGGTTAGCTACTACTGTTTGGTAGCCTAAATCGTCAGCAAACTGGTTGATAACTTCTTCTGGTTGGGTAATTGTTTTTGTGATTGTGATATTAGTCATGATGTTTTAATTAAGCGTATACTGCGTAGTCTCCTGTGGCACTTCCGTAAATTGTACCACCGATATTTTGTAATGTTACCACTAGCACGTTGCCAGATGCGGCTGGAGCTGTTGGTGCTGCACCTGTGGCATTATCTAGCCATGTGGTGGTCGGCCAGGTAATTGTTCTTTGAGCGCCGCTATAAGTCAGATAAAGGGTAATAGACTGTCCTGTTACACTGTTGCTGTTAGTAAAGGTAATGTTTGAGTCTAGGTTGCCGCTAAAGTGTGTAGCAGTAGCCCAGTCGATAGTTTCTGTAGCTCCGAGGTTTCCAAGGGCTGAAACTGTGCCGACGCCTTGGTCGTAGTCGATTCGGTCTACTGTAGTAGTTCCTGTTAGTGTTGGTGAAGCGGTTGGTGCTTTAGCGTTTAACTGCGTCTGGATATTAGAAGTAACCCCGTCTGTGTAGTTTAGCTCCGCTGTAGTGGCTGTAATGCCGTCTAGGACGTTTAGTTCAGTGGCAGTAGCGGTTACTGCTGCTAGTTTAACGTAGTTTGTATCTGAGGCATCAATAACTTCATTACCCCCCACAGTTAAAGTTCCATCAGCAGCAAGGCGCATCTTTTCTGTACTAGCTGTACCACCACCAGACATGGAGTTCCACACGTATGCAGCACCAATATCACCAGCCGCAGGTGATGTATCATCTACCTCAACGAACGAATTAGCAATTTCAGTATTATTATCAACGCCATCATCGGCGTAGTAACTAATCTCTCCGACACGACTGCTATCTATAACAATCGTATTACTACCGATAACAGGGTTTCTGCTTTTGAAGAAGCGTAGGTTGGGAGACGTTGCTGTTGTTGCGGTCCATCTTCCAATAGTAAGACTTGTGTCGGCAGCCGAAGTACCAAGAATCTGCATAGCAGAGTTATTCCCTATTGTCACATGATTTGTATGACCGATAACCATATCTATACCGTCTTTGAGAATTAAATCAACACCATCAAAAGTGAAGTTAGCGTCACCCTCAATCGTTCCATCACCTGTCCATACACCTATTTGGTTATCCACTGGTGTGCCGACTTTAGCTACATTAGCCCCTGTTCCTATACCATCTAGTTTAGTCTTGTCACCATCTACAAACGCACCCTCAGCAAGTTGTCTCTGTAGGTTCTCATCTGATACTGCTGTGTCTAGTTCTGCCTTTGTAAATGAACCAAGAACGGCTGCGTTACCCACTGAGGTTACGTGGCCCGTGAGATTGGCGTTGGTGGTGACTGTGGTAGCAAGGGCTGGTGTCAAATCTGCCTCTAGGTTAGCCTTAGTAATCCCTTTCGCTACTTCTGATACATCTGAGGTATCACCCACCACGAACACGTCATCGACTGCTAGTGATGTTAATGCTGTTAGTTCTCCTGGTTTGCGGTCACTTGCGTATGCCATAGTGTGTTAATTATACCATTATTTTAGACTAGCGTTCACCCAACCTGAACCGTTGTAGTACATGATTCTGTTAAACTTCTTCGTCCCCACTGTTACGTCGTAGACTAACCGCCATTGTGTTCCGTCCCACCATTTCGCTGCTGCTATAGTGGGAGCTTCTGAGTCAATGAACAGCTTGTAAGTGCCTCCGATAATGAGGTCATATAAGTCACTGACTTTAAGGTTGAACTGGCTCATATTAAGACGCCCTTTCTTCTACTGATACCACACCTTTTAATAAAGCGGTTACATCATCAGCGTCCGTTTTGTTTTCTATCCATATCTCAATCCTATCGTTCTCATCTAAAATAGCGAAGGCGATGAAGGAGATATTCTCTGCTCGACCTGATGCGTTCATTGTGACCGTCCCAGATTCTTCAAGGTCTACATACCCAGCAGCAGAACTGTCATATTGTCGTACAATCGCATTTATCTGGTCGCCAGTGCCCCCAGTCAATGATATGTTTCCGCTTACTTTGACTTCAATCCTGTTTGTAGAGTCGTACACAAAGGCGTTGTTTGTGGAATGTGAGAACCATTGTTCGTCTGCATACGTTGTTGTCCCTGCTAACTTAACTGGTGTATTAGCTCCTGCGATTGTAGTTGTTGTTTCTCCTGTGATTACCCATCTAGCACCTACATACGTGTTCCGTAGTCCTTGATTGTTTCTGAATCGAGCCTTCACACTAGACCCTATTATGTTGGGTAGTGGGTTCGTGACACCATTAAAGTTGGCGTTGATAAGCTCGAAGCCTCCATCCGTAGCAATGTTTGCGGCTGATATATTAGAAAACTGGGCATTGGTTTGTCCATCCATGTTTGTGTCAGAGAGGAATCGTGTGTTTATTACCAGTCCTGTACCAGCCTTAATGAATGTTCCCGACCCAAAATTCCTAATAAGAGTTGTTTCAATTCTAGCTCCCCCTATCCAGTTACCAATTAACGTCAGTCCGTCTGTACAAGAGAACACCCCAATGTTTCGCATTAAAAGCTGTCGGTATTCATCTAGTTCACCAAGAGAGGTGCATGAGTTGAAGTTCACAGTGTTCGCATCCATTGCCGCACCATTCCCTTGATTGTCTAGGTCAAACACTTTAGAGGAAGTTCCTGATGTGGTTATCTCTAAATCAGATAGGAAAAGGTTTCCTGCTGTTCCAGTATCTACAAACATGGTGTAGTTGTTCTCTGTTGAAGTAAGAGATGAGATACCAAAACCAAGACCTAAGATGTTAAGACCTGTAGATGGGACTGTAATTGATGTTGTCCCCATGTCGATAACACCATCAACCAAGTACACTACTGTACTACTAAGAGTCCCAGATAAGTCTGATGCGTTTCTAACTATTATTTCTTTTCGAGTAGGTAAGTGTGACATATTATATTTCTATCCAATTAGCTCCGTCAGACCTTACATGGCGTGTCTCCCACTGACTAACAATGGTAATCATAAGTTCTCCGTCTATGGTTTCAGAGCCAGTAGCGTCTAGGGTGACTGTGCCTGTGCCTGAGTTCTTAATAATGTACTCACCAGTGAACCCGACAGCGGTAGGTAGGGTGATGGTGAACGTGCCACTACAGTCGAGCATGTAGTCCTCTAGGGTGATTGTGTACGTCCCAGTCACCGCTCGATAGGTGTACGCATTAGTGTCAATCCAAATGTCGTTGAGTGCGGGTGAGGTGGGTGCGGTATCTGATACGGTTATCTGTGGAGTGACGCTGATAGTCGGGTACTCCATGTTCGTCTCATCTATGGTGACGTTGTTCCCAGCTCTGAGCTTACGCACTACTTGGCCATACCCACCGTTCTTCTTGTCGATACGCTTCAGCTCGTCTTCTAGGTATGCGACAGTAGCGTCGTCGATGAAGCCATCAGCTCCATCTTTGCCATCGACACCACCCTTGCCGTCTTGACCATCAACTCCATCACGCCCATCTTTGCCGTCTAGACCACGCTCTCCCTTAGCACCAGGAAGCCCATTCTTACCGTCTAAGCCGTTTTTACCATCCTTCCCATCGTTTCCCCGTTCCCCCTTTTCTCCTCTCTCTCCTTTGAGTTTCTTAGTCTGTTCAGCTACCGCTAAAGCCTCCATAACAAGTGCCTGGATAGCTTGTATCTCTTTCTCTGTCTTGGTTTCTAACTGGTCTAGCTGGGTCAACAACTCAACATCCCCGTTATCGAGAACCTTAGCGAGTCGTTCTAGTTTTTTTAGTTTATCTGGTGACATGGGGATAGGCTTGTTGTTATATTATACCATTTATGTATGATGTTTATATATGAAACAAATTATCGCTTGTTCACTGTTAATACTCATGGCACCTATTGTGCTTATTGGTGCGTTATTCTACGCATCAGGACGAGTACTAGCTGCACTGATTAAGTAATCCCCACCCTGCTCTTGCAGTAGGTGGTGTGGGGTGTATAGTGGGGGTATATGAAATTTGCAATTGACACAATATTTTTCTTTACTTGGATTTCAATCACTATGGTTGCTTTAGGGCTTGAATCTGTAGAGAGTATCATCGTCTGGATTATAGCCACCGTTTTAATGATGCACAGGATTTTAACAGAGGAAGACTATGAATGAAAACGACGAAAGATTTTTGTACGACATGGCTTGGTTCTGGCGGGCGAAAAGAGACATGGAGAGGTGTTCATCTTTTGACCGAGAGAGGTTAGCTAAGTTCAATCCACAGCTTCTTCATGCTTGGGATAACTATAAACTAGCTTGTTCCACTTTAGACAACCTCACCAAAGACTAGTTGGAATCCCTCCATATGTCTTCTAATTGGTTTTTCTCCCTTATTGCCTCATCAACATCTTTAATATCTAGTGTGTAGTGTTCTTCCCCCGAAGGAAACTCGTCATTTATTTCAAGTTTATTTTCTTTTACTCGTATCTCCAGCACGTTGTCGCCGTATCCCTTAATCTGCTCATCTGGTTTATTGCTCACAAAGAACTCACCCTTATTCTCTTTTGAGAAAGCACCACTTTTCTTAAAGTCTTCCAAAGGTGAATTTGTTCTGTGATACACAGTAACGTACTCCTTGTCGGGTAATTGCGCCTTCACAAACTCCTCAGCACTCTTATACTTCTTAGCTTCTTCTACTAGGTCTGTGCCTTTGTTGTTAGCCTGCTTCCAGATGTCTTCTAGTTGGGATTTGTAACCTTCTGGGAAGTAGCCGAACTCATTAACATCATCCATTGCCCAACGAACATCTTTTGCTTTTACTTTCTTAGAGAAGACCTTAAGGTTGTTACCTTCAGCGTGTGATTCTGCATATTTCTTGGAGAACGTTGTCCAGTCTCCATAATTCCATTCGTCTTTTGGACTTGCTCGATAAATTGTAACTTCTGCTTCTGGGTTTCCTTTAATCTTTTTTAATACAGCAATACTCTCTAAATCTTCAGGCGTTCCACGACTTCCGTACCATTGTGTGTACATGTCTTCAGGAATCATCTGCTCTCCATCCACTTTTTCAGTTAAATTGAAAGCTCTCACACCATCTTCATTTGGACTATGCCCATAACCGTAATCTGGTCTAGTGGTCTTTGCCTTTACAAACTCATCCAGTGTCTTTCCCTTAGCTTCTTCTACTAGGTCTGTAGTTTTAGTCGTTGCGGACGGTGCTTTTCCCGCGTATGGGATGTCGTATTTCTCAAGCAAAGCCTGTGCTTCGATGAAATCAGTATCACTAAGTCCGCCTGGTGTCTCCATACCAGCTTTAAGACGGTCTAGTTCATCAATATCATCTAACTCAATGGTTGAACCACCGGCTCGACCACCTTTTGATTGCATCTGAGTCATATCTACGTCTTTCAGTGCCATTTGAACACCATCACGCACGTCATCTGATACTTTCAGAGTCTTTCCGCTAGATTTTGCAATCTCGTCCGCTTGTTTTAGAGCCTGTTTCCTTGCTTGTGGTGACATTGACCCTAAAACCGCAATACCCGCACCAGTTAGACCTTCCTCGTCTACGTATGTCATCAGTACGTAACCTGCTGTACCTGCTGCGATTGCTCGGTACACGTCTTCTGGGTCTATTCCTTTGTCAATAAGTTTCTGAGCAACTGCTTCAGTAAAGCCTCGGACATCTCCTGAGAATATCCTAGCTGCGTCTAAACCTGCTTTAGTTACCTCTTGTCTAAATAGATTCTTCTGACTGTCATTTCCAATAACGTCAGTAGCTAGTTTCATAGCCAAAGCGTCGTCCATTAGGTCGATTCCTGTATATGCTTTGACAGTGTTAATGAGCTTCTTCGCCTCTCCGCCACGGCCAGACAGTACCAGTCGTAGTAGATACTCACCCCCTGCCGCTCTATCTGTGTATGATTTCAAATCTGCGTAGGCTTCCATAAAGTCACTGTATCGTGCCAGTTCTCTTGCTTCTGTTTTACCTACTGTTCTAGCCGCACTTTTTGCTATTTCAGCTCGAACAGCTTTAGATAAAGGGTCTACACTGTTAGATGCTTCTCGTGCTGACTTGTCAAAATTTATCTTGCCGTCAAACTTCATTCGTAGGTCGATAGCGTTCGCTACAGTAGGCGACTGTTTGAATGTCAACATGTCATTGTACAAAGTTTGTAGTGTGTTGATGTCTGAGTTGGATGCAGTTTTGGCAATTTTACCTGGTGTGACACCTATCTGTCCGTTCTTTATGGAAAGGTTTAGCTTCGCTAGTTCACTAAGGAAGGCTGATTCTATACCAACAATATCTTTCTTTGTATTCCCTGTAATCTCATCAGGCCCAAGTTTGTAGGTAGCAAGTTTTTGTCGGGTGTTACCAATAATACCACCAGTTTCAGTGAGTCGTTTATTTAGTCCTTCCAAAGCATCATCTGCTCGGTTTGCACCCAGTGTGTACGGTGAATCCACCATGTCGTCCACGTTACGCATGTGAGCTTGGTCAAAGTACCGTTCTAATGTTCCTGGAGCCATTTCCTGAATACGCTTCTTCTCATCAGGCCGTACACCTGCTAGTCTCTCTCGGAAAGAAAGTGATGCCTCTGCCGCTGCCGCTCGTTCTGCTGGTGTTAGGTTTGGGTCTTTGGAGATTCTTTGCAGGTCAGTCTCAACTTCAGAGAATAACTTTTCTGGTGTTTGACGCGCAATCACTGGCGGCACACCTGGTGGTGTGTCAACACCTGGTACGCTCTTACCTGGAGTAAGTCGTGCTGCTTGTCTACCTGCAAAGTTTGCTGTTGTTGTAAGTGTACCAACAGTTCCACCTGTTCCTGCGATAGTTCCTGCAATCTCACCTAAACCGGAGAAGATACCAAGTCCTTCTTCAACAATTCCCCCTGGTTTTGTTCTTTTTTCTAGCTCTTGGATTGGTTTAGTTTGTCCTAAAGCACTGATACCCTTTCCAATACCTTCACCGATCTTCTCACCAACTTTTTCAGCCGGTTCACGTACCTGTGAAGGCAGCATAGCAAAACCTCCTCTAACTGGGGTCATAAACCCTGCTGCTGTTGCTTGTACCCCCCGACGTAAAGGTGTCTGTCCAGCAAACTCTCCTGTACCTTCTAGGTTTTGGTTGATGGTATCCACTGTACTGCGACCCACCTCTGCAAGGCGGTCTTGGGTACCAGCAAAAGACCCTTGGGTTTTAGGTGCCTGTGGCGCAGCAGACTTAGAAGTAAACACACGCGCAATAGCCTGCTCTTTTGTGAGACCTTGTGCTTTTAAGCGCAATAGTTCTTCTTTTTGTTTATCTGTCATAGCACTAATAGTTAAAGTTAATAGCTGGTGTTGTTGTCTTTGTATTCCACAAATCGTTCACGGCTGACGCTTCTACTGGGTCGAGATACCCGTAGAACACAGCCTGCTCTACTGTCAAGCCATTTTGCTGGATACCACGTTCAACCATCTTTGTAAGTCTCTCTCTTTCTTTGAGCCAAGATTCTTGCGATTGGTCAAGATTACCAATAGTTGTACCTTCACTTCGTAGAACCTCAAGGTCTTTGTCCGTGAGTACTCCTGTCATTTTGTCCAAGTTTTCTACAAGGAACATGTCAGATAGTCGGTTAGCCTGGGTCTCAAAGTCAGCGCGTGACGTTCCTGCTACTGCTTCGCCACCAGAGAATAGAGCAGCAGTTCCTCCTGCTATTCCACCTAAGATACCACCAATAGCAGTACCAGCGATAGGCACTACTGAACCTGCGGCTGCTCCCGCAGCACCACCTGCCCCTACTCCAGCCAATGTTCGGCTGAGTGCGTTCTTTTTAAGACCAAACCCAACCGCAGATGAGAACCCTGGTGTGTCTGCCGTAAGGCCACTAAGCACTTGTTGCAGTCCTAGTAGGGATTCTGTTTCTGGTGAACCTGCACCCATCGCTCCACCTGCACCTACAGCCAGGTTCCACGTTCCTGTTTCATAGTCGTATTGGTATAGTTTTCCGTCTACAGTTTGTGTAGTTGGTGCTTTTTGTGCCACTGCCGCTACTGGCTTCCTTAGTTGTGAGGTAAACGCTGCCATGTCTTGCTCGAATGTAGGTGAGCTTGGGTCAATAGCTGAGATACCTGTGATAAGTCCGTTCTGTCCGTACTCAAGAGCCTGTAGTCCAAGTTGTCGTTGGTAGGCTAGGTTGGCTTGTTCCACACCAAATGCTCTGTCTTGTTCTTTGGTAGCTGCATCTACTCGTCGTTTCTGTTGAGCGTCCAAGAAGCCGTAGATTGAAGATGCCAAGGATGTTTTGTACTGATACTCAGCTTGTGCGTCTGCTGACTTCGCTGTGTACAGCTGTCCTAGGTAAGTACGTGCAGAGTCTAGGTCCCCTTGAGCTGCTGCAAGCTGTGCTTGGATAGGTAGTGCTTGAATAGCCGCTTCTCGTCCGATACGCGCTTGTTGTCCACCAATGATAGTGTCTGTGATACCTCGTCCTTGTCCTTCTAGTCCTAGTTGTGCGGCGTCACGATCTGTGGTAATAGACGTGATTTGATTCTGTAGTTGATTTACAAGGTTCTCTTTTGGTCGTAGTTCTTTCTGCATCTCACGAACAAAACTCTCTTGTGACGGTCTATCGGCATTAAGTTGCTCCTGAGTCCCCATGTACGACTTGAACAAGTCTTCAAATCCTTTCTCGCCTGTTGTGTCTGCGGCAGGAGGTGCTGTGAAACCAGTAGCGGGGTCATATGTCCCTCCTGTTGCTCCTGCGAGCATGGCGTTTATTTGGTTTGATTGTCCAGTCAGGTCGGTAGCGACTGGTGCTGTTGGTGGCTGGTATGCTTCTTCTTTATTTCCTATTGAATCAGGCGTAATAGGTCGGGAAGCATTGTAGGCGTCGCGGTTTTCTTTTGTAATAAAGTCTTGTCCAGCGATCTCATCTAGTCGAGAACGTGAGGTGTCACCCTTACTAACTGATCCACCAGTTTTCTTCAACGACGAAGAAAGCATTTTTCTAGCCCTTGATGCTGTCTGGGATGCTGTCTCTCGACCAGCTGATGTTCTAATTTTACGTTCGGCCATGTTATTCCTATATTATACCACTTTTATTACTAAGTCTGAGTCCCTACAGTTGTCCACGTATCCGCTGCCGAACATATTTTCAATACTCCACCATCCTCTACTATCTCACCTACCTCACACGTTGCTGGTAACGTGTCACCGTTTGGTATCTTCAACCTAGTGTTGAACCTAGAGTACTTGTTAAAGTCCTGTCCACCCTCGAAGTTGTTACGGTGATAGGCCGACTCTAGTGCTTCTAGTCGCTGGGTGAGCATGTTGATTTGTTCTTGCGGATTCATATTACGGTGTGTCGTTTACAAGTGCTGTACGCTCAAAGCCAGTAATTTCAGCCCCACCGTCACTTTCTAGTCTGAACTCATATTCTCGTCCTGATGCAAACGCTAGACCAGTTGATTCAATGTTCAGGAACGTATGAGAGATGCTGTTCTCCATAGAGCATGTACCAATGAGTGTCCACGCTGATGCACCGTCTACACGATAGCGTGCGGTAACAGTTTGTCCTGCTCCTAAACGTGCATGAGATACTCGTAGTTTCTTTAGTGTCTTGTCTGAGTACACTTCACCGAAGTTGGACACTTGGCTTTCATAGACTGAAGTGAAAGCAAATGTCTCCACATCGTTAGTTTTGTCTACCGAGCCGTCAGCACTGTGGGTTATAAAGAAGTAGTTAGCAGCTGTACCAAACGACTGGATGCCGTTAGTATCAATATTCTCGTCAATAATATCTAAAGTAAGCGCAAACGGGTAGTTCACGTTCTTGCGACCAAATGACCAGATGCCCTCGTTGTACTCAGTCCCCGCTGAGTTGGTCATAATCTTAGCTGCAAAGAATAGACGGTTGTTCTTCACCGCCTTACTTAGTGGGACTGACTTACCGGTTAGTGTTTCAGTGAACACCTCTTTAATCACTTGTGGTGTCCCACCTTGATATACTTGGATAACGAGAGAACCCTTACCGGCACCAGTGGCGTTGTTGAGGTAGCGGTCTGACACCCCCACAATCATACCCTCAATAACTTCAAGGATACGTAACTCACCCTCACCCCAGTCAATAACCTCCTGTACGTCGTCCGAGATAAGGTTCCATAAGAACACCTTGCTCGTTCCGTTAAAGGTAGATACAGGCGCACATCCGATAGCGAGGTAGTTACCGTAGTTAGCTATAGATGTAATCTTGAAGTTGGTCGGTAGAATCAGTACGTCATCTTGAACAGTACCACCAGCGTTCACTCGAACCAGTTTGTTGTTGTACGGTAGGTATAGATTGTCGTCTTTAGCAATAACTCCCTGTGCTACAGAGGTGATAGTAGCCACTGTACCGGCTGTATTAGTGATTGTTGGTGTCCCACTAAGCAAACCCCACTTAAACACCTGTGTGGTGCCTTGGAAGCCCCATAGATAGTCCTTATATTCTACAAGGCAGCCGTTTTTTACGGCACCATCACCCTCTGAGCTGGCTGGAAGTGTCCAAAGACCGCTTGTAGCGTCTGCTTTGAAGACAATCTTGGTCAATCCAGCTCCAGTTTGGCCTAATCCGTATAGTTTAGCACTAGCAGACGCGTATAGGTGGTCTTGCACAGCGTATTGCTTGAGGTCGGTAGCTGAAACGCTGGTTGTAGTGTCCGCTTCGAGTGAACGATACGGTACGAGACGGTTAGGTTGAGAAAAAGCGTCGAAGTGTTTGGTGACTTGAAACTTGGTGCTGTTCTCCTCTCGTGGGTCATCTGATACGCCGCCTGAAAAGTTGTTGAAGTTGTAGGTGACTGTTTTAGACATAGTATTCTGTTACGATAACGATACCACCTGTTCCCGCTCCTCCAGAGTCATCTGCTGACCCGCCAGTATAACCACCCGCCCCGCCTGCACCGTACCCTGTACCTACTTGTTGGCTAGTTGTGTTCTGTGCCCCATGTCCCAGTATAGAGCTACCTCCAAACCCTCCCATAAAAGAAACTGTGTCTGTGGATGACTGAGAACCATCTTGTCCTGCTATATTTATGTCACCGTTTGATGCTGTTCCACCTATTCCACCGACAGTTTCATCTGCTCCACCCGCGCCACCATTAGCAGTAAGGGTTGACCCACCAGTCACAGTAAACGTTGTGTTTCCTCCGGCATCACCGTTACCAGTAGTCCCTGCTGAACCAGCTGCGCCAATAGTCGCTGTCTCAGTTGCTCCTAGTGTATCTGCTGCGATAAGAACTTTGGCGTATCCACCACCCCCTCCTCCTGACCCACCACCGTTATCAATACCTGCTGCGCCACCACCACCTCCGCCAACCGCTTCAACAACAACATACTTCAACCCCGATGGCTTAGTCCATGTAGCTGGGCTACCGCCCACCTCATATACATTGACTACTGGTGCGGTGCTCCCAGCTAATGTCTCGGGAGTAACAACCAAAGAAGCACCTGTAGCACCTGTAGCAGTTCCTGCATCTACTTCTGCTTGTGTAGCAATCTCAACAATACCTTTAGTGGTTTCAGTAGCATTAACGTTACCACCTGCATCCACATACGCCTTGACTGCTTTCTGTGTAGGTACCTTAGCGTCACTGTTGGCAGCGAGTGTGGTGTCAGTGTCAAGAACACTAGTCTCAATCTTGTCAGTGTTGAGGTTGTTGAAGTTATCGTTTATGTTGGCTCGACTGTTAGTGATTAAGTCGCCTTCGTTGATGTTTGTGATTGTTGCCATATTAGTTGTCTAGTCTTATTACTGGTGCACCATAAAGCCCGTCTGTCACTGAGGCTAAAGTCAGTGTACTTGGTGGTGTGCCGCTAGTAATTGTGTATGTCCCCTGTAATACGGTTTCACCTGCTACGTCCCCTAGTAATCCTGCTCCTGAGGCAAATGGCGCACTAGCTAAATAGACGTAGAGTTGAGTGAGTGTTGCTGAATCCGCATTTACCATGAACCAGTAATTTCCTGCCGTCACAGCGACGCTTGGGACAGATATAGAAACAATAGAGCTTGTTGAATGACTACCAGCCGAACTAACTGCAAACAGTTGCGTTTGACCATCCTCACTATACATGGTGATGTCGAAGGGTGACGTACTGACATTTAAGTAAGTTCTTAGCGACACTTTATTTACAGTGATGTCAAATGGCACTTGAAGCAGACCGACATATGCTGTTGTGTCTGTAGGGTCTCTGGCGTCAGCGGAAGCGATACCTGTTGGGGATGGTATACAGTAATTTGTTGATGGCACAGTTGCTCCAGCAACTTCTGTATCAACATACGTCTTGACCGCTTTCTCACTCGGCACTTCTGTATCACTGTTTCCAGCTAAGGTACCATCAGTAGAAAGAACCGATGTCTCCAATTTATCCGTATTAAGGTTAGTGAAGTTATCGTTAATAGTCGTGCGTGATACCGCTCCACTGTCTGATGTTCCTAATGTTGTGATTATTGCCATATTACGGTTTTGATACGTTAATTATACCAGCGTTTGTGTTCTGCCAAGGTAGTGACTCTTGCCACGGGAAGGTTCTGGTAGACCAGATGGGGTCTGTGCTTGATAATGCTACGTTGGTAAACAACTGACTCACCGCCAACCATGTCCTACTTTCCGTTGCCCAAGTAGTCTCGATGGTTGCCCATGTCTCACCAACCGACACCTTGCTTGAGTTGGTCATACCACCTAGACCTAGCGCACCAATAATGAGCTTGTATACACCGCCTACTAGTAGGTTGTACCCAGAGCCGACGTTCAACTCTGTCTGTGGATTCTGTGTGCTTGGCTTGTCTAGGTTAGTTATTGCCATAATTATCTATTGTCTTGTACGAACGGTGTCATCCGTCTGTTCATGTCGGTGTTACGTGCTTCAAAGTACTTCTTCATCTTCATTTCCTCTTTAATCATCTCGTTGGACATGTCCCGCAAGTTCTCCAGGCCTAGTGACAGCGCACCGTCATAAGCTGCTGCGATAACGAAGCCACGGTGTAGTAGCGGTGATACACCTGGTTCTTTCGTAGTGTCTGTAGCGGCGAAGTAGCTGGCTGTTCGTTGGAAGTAGAACTTCAATCCTGCACTCACACTGGTAGCTGGTTCTGGGTATAGACGAATGATGTTATCGGCAATCTTGTCATACTGGTTAGGTAGTCCTGCTGTACTCTGGTACTCATCTAACGCTTCCTTGATGTTGGTCTGGTCAATCAGTTCTAACTCACGGTATGAGCCGTCTGGGTCTAGTATGTCAATACGAGTTAGGTTCAAGATGTTGTTACCTTGCTCGTCAGTCAGGAATGAGTAGTCGGACTGTGAGGCTGTGAGGTCAGTGGTTCCGATAGGTAGCTTAGTGTGGTTGGTGTCATCCCACTGGAAGTTACGGTCTGCTGAGATAGCATAACCAGTCACAGTGTCCAAGTAGTTGTTGACTGAGTTTACAATCCGATAAGTTGGGTACTGGGTAGCGTCAACACGCATCATCTGACGCGCTTGTTCTACTATTCCTGTGTTGTTTGTGTTATCCGAGAAGACCATGTTGTGTGTTTAATAATTATTTAATTACTGTAGTCACCCACCCATCGAGTGAGTGAGTGTAACAGTCGTTAAGCTGTTGTCGTTACTGGAGTCCATGTTCCTGCTGCGTCTGTAGCGATGTACAGTCGAGTAGAAGATGATGAACCATCTGTTCGTACATAGAGTGAACCTTTAGGGTCTGATGCACTAGGTGCGCCAGCTCCTGTAGTTACCTTAATACCTCCTAGTGTAACGTTTTCAAATGAAGGATTTAATCCGTTTGCTACTGCCATATGTGTTTCGTGTTACTCATTAGTGAGAGGGTTTAAGGCTGAACGCTGGTGGGAACATTCAACCCTAAAACCTCCCACCAAGTGAGAGGTTAATAAGTGCTATGCGAGTGTGATGTCGATAACTAGAGTAACTTTTGGTGCCCATAGTTTGAATCCTACGTAACCATAAGTTGCTACTTCCATTCCAGTTTTACCTGAAACCATCTTTTCTTCTGTCTTTGTTCCTCCTGGTAGAGCTACTGTAGCCATGTTCTTGACTCCAGCAACTCGGTGTCCTGCGTTAGTCCAAGTCTTTGTTCCAACTGTAGCGTCGGTGAAAGTACCAGTTCGTACAACGTAGATGTCTACTCCCATCCACTGTCCAACTCGTCCGTTGTTTAGAACGTTGTCAGCGAAAGTGAATCCGTTAGTTGCACCAGCTTGGTATAGACCAACCATGTCAGTGTTTTCAAGTACTACGAACTTTCCGTTGTATGAATCTGAGAAACCGTCAACTTGTGAGTTGATGTTAGCGAAGATTTCATTAACGTTAGCTGCTGTAGCGAAGCCTCCTGCTGGAGTAGTGTATGTTCCTGTTCCGTCTTCACAAAGGTTGTTAAGTACAAACTCGTCAATCTTTTTAGCAACATTGAAAGCCATTTGCTCTGTTCGTGCTGCGAATAGGTCGAATTGTGTAAGTGACTCTTGGAAGTCGTGGATGTGTTCACCTACGATGAACTCGTCAGTTACAGTCAATACGTCATCAGTTGTAGTGAAGTCAGCTGGACTGTATGTTCCTGCAAGAGCTTGTACAACAACTGTTGGAGTTGAGCTGTAAGGAGATTGGATTCGTAGGTTGTTTGATCGGTCAACTGAAGTGATAGCTTCAGAAACCATAGCTCCTCGTAGAAGGGTATCTAGAGTAGCTGATCGGTATTTGTCACGATATACTCGTGCGGCGATAGTGTTAGCCATTTTAAGGGTTAGATTAAGTTAATATAACCCACCAGTAGCTACTTCTTACCAATTCGCATCCTCGCTAGTTTTGCAATATCTGCTTCCGATGATGGCATGATACCCTTTTTGGCATCTGACATAAGTCGTTCATCTGATACTGTTCCACTTGATCGTCGCCCTGTGCCTGTGTTCACAGCCATAGCTGACTTTCGGATTTGTGCGTTCTCAGCAAGAGTAGCTTTTATGACGGTTGACTCTAGTGCTTTGGCAATGGAAATTCCTTTGCGGTCTGCATAGTCTAGAATCTCGTCTAAGTCCTCTTGGGTGTCAATGTCAGCATTGAAGATAGCTTTCTGGTCAAAGATAGATAGTTTCCCATCTGTCCTTGGTGCTGCTGCCTTCTCTGCTTTCGGTTTTTGCTTTGCTTTGATGATTGCTGCCTCTGCTTTCTTAGCGCGAGCTTCCCAATCAACTTCTTCTTCAGTCGTTTCATCTTCTGATTCGTCGTTTGATTCGTCAGTAGTTTCTTCAACTTCTTCTTCTGGAGTTTCAGTAGTCTCCTCTACAGTTTCTTCGTCGTAATTATCCATACGCTTGGGTTATTTTAGTGAAGGCATTTTTATCTTCCGCCTACTCGGAACTTACTAATATTATACCACGTTTACTTACTACTGTTCTTCTTCGCTGCCTCCATTGCTGCTTCCAGTTCTTTCTCTGTTTGTTCAGCGATAACTTGTAGTGAACGAAGTCCACCCTCTAGGTGATTAAGCATAGTTTGGTGTGACGCTACAGCTAGTACTCGGCCTTCAGCGTCTAATCCTTTAAGGTCTAGTCCAGCCCATGAGTCACGATAAAAGCCCACTGGTGTTTCTGATTCACCTGTCTGTAGGAGAATCTTCCGTAAAGTGATAAGACCTTGTTCGTTGTCTTTGAATGTAGCTTTAATCCAAGCTAGCTCGTTGTCATCTAATCGTCGAAATTTCTTTTCCACCATAGTGATTTATTTTTTAGCTTTCTTAGTAACTGACTTCTTGATTGCTTCTAGCTCTATATCGTTTTCGTCAGGTATTTCTTGTGGTTCTTCTTCCACCTTTAGACCGTAACGAGCGAATAGGGCTTCTTTCTTTGCTGCGTACTTCGTCGGGTTTTGCTTCTTGTATGCGGCAATAGCTTCTAGCGCTGCTGCTTTGTCTTCCTTTGAGATTGGTGTGTATTCAATACGTGCCATAATCTTGTTTTTAATTGTTTGTAATAATTTCATAATTGGTTCCACCCCACCATATTATTCTAGTTGAGGTGTACCTGGTGCTTCTGGTGCAATTGGGGCAGAGGCTCCCATTGATGCTCCTTGTGGTGCTGGTGCTTGTTGAGTAGTAGTCAACTCCATTGGTGAGAAAATGTCTGTCTCCTCTAGGATTTTAGCGAGTACAAGTCGTGCGTTCTCGATGTCTCCTAGCTGTGCAAGTTTACCTAGTGTGTCGTTGAGGTTAGATAGGATTGCTTGCTTATCTGATTGTTCGTTTGTGACTTCAATCTCTACGTCCCATTCAAAGCCGTCAAAGATTTCTTTCCATGTCTTTTCTGATAGTTCATCAGGTGCAAAGTATCGGTTGTCACCTAGTGACTTCATCTCACCTGCTACCTCTCGTTCTCCTTGGGCTGGGTTGTATGGCGCTGGTACTTGTGACATGTCGTCAGTCTCCAGAGCCTTGATAACTTTCTCTACTGCCATTTCATTGAATCGACGCTTTGCTTCGTTTGGGATATACAGTGAGTCAATCTGCTTGATACTCATGTTGTCGAGTGTCGCTACGATCTCTTCCTTGGTATCTAGTTGCTTCTTGATGTTCGGGATAACAAACTCTCGCCAGATTTCTTCTAAGGCTAGTCCCTTGTTTTCTGCCATTAGCTCGAATAGTGACAGTCCTTGAGCTGTGGTGATTTGTACTGTTCCTAAGGCTGTTCCAGATGGAGGTGTAACTCCTCGTGCTGCGTCTGGTGTGGATACAATGTCATTACCTTGGTTCTGCCAGTCAACTTTACTGTTCTGTAGTGAGCCGATGTCATGTGATGTGTTGGCGAGCTGAGTCAGAGGTTGGTTTACTTCATGGTACAAGATAGTACCGTTATCCAAGTCGCCTGTGTTCTTCCCTTGGTACGCTGGGTCAGAGGTTTGGAATACCATCTTAGATGCCAACTCTAGGTGATCCTTGATAGCTTTCTCGTTATGGTTCACCATCCACTGTGCTTCAAATAGGTGTTCAACTGCACCGATAGACATTACGCGACCATCTTGCTTGATGAGGTGAGCGATGTGGTATGGGTTCTTCTCTTGCCCTTTGTATAGTGTGAAGTCTAGGTAGTCACCGTCCTCTGTAGTATCAAACGCACAGATATGTACTTGCTGTACGTAGATTTCTTCATCTGCTTCGTTCTCAGTCAGGAGTGACTTCGGTAGTTCACCGTGAAGTTCGTATACCTCGATGTAGTCTGACTTGTTATCTGACTTGTCGCCACCGATAGTCTCTCTGGCTTTCTTAGCATGTTCAATCAGCGACTCCACTTGGTCAGCTTCGAATAGTTTGTTCTTACGTAGTTGAGCTGGTGTCCAGTAGTGCTTCTCGATTACTGGATTACCGTCAAAGTCGATAGCATCTACAATGAGACGATTCCATGGTACAACCTTAGCTACTAGCTTGCCGTCTTGTTCTACGAACTTAGACACGGCTGAACCGTAACGAGCCATAGCCAGTCCCCAGTCATTCAACCAGACACCAAAGTTAGCTTTACGCATCCACTCCTTGCTCTTGGCGTTGGCGAGCATCGCTGTGGTGTGTGATGATGACTTGGTTGACTTGATACGAATGTTAGATCGGTCAATGTCAGTTGCTCGATACCAGACGTTAGATGCAGCGGTGACGATATTGAAGAACGGCTTGTCCCGACCTAATGAGTCTTTCTCACCAGATACGTGCTTACTGTTGAGGTAGGCTTCAATCTTATCGATGTTTTCTTTAGGTGAGAAACTGACATGCTCACTGATTTGGGTATCAGAGTTAATGTAGTCTTGTTCCTGTTTTCGTACTATGTCGAGTGCTGTGTGCATGTGTATTGAAGTTGTCCACCAACGTCATTTAATAAAAGAATTAGTTTGTCTAAATTATACCATGATTATCTGGTATCGTTCATGTGTTTAAAGCTCTGCCCTTTTAGGAACTGTTGAGCTGTTTGTGCCGCTCTCTCTGCCCGTTGCTCTGACTGATGAGGGGATAGTCTAGCTGTTATCTCGAAGTACATCCGCATTATCCATGTGTCACTATCATCTGGAGACCGACCAAGCATCTCCTTTACATCTTCTTTGGGTGTAGCGAATCTCTTACCATCACCTTTACTGGCGTCTTGGTAGTATGGCAACTCTTGTAGTATGACCTCCTTGCCCTGTCCTTCCACTTCACTTGCAATCTTATGGTTGTTCACTAAGTCAGCCAAGGTGAAGATGCACTGTGAGCGCAGGTTTCTATAGTCACTGGTTAAGGGTGCTTCCTTGGTGTAGTGAACGTGAGGTAGTGAAACTATACTCTGGTCAGTCTTGATTGCAGCGAATGATGACTTGTAGCCTATGATGCCGTCTAAGAGTGGGTCATGTGGTAAATGCTCTCCAACACCAATAGCGTCCACTAAAACGTGTGAGAATGGAATTTTGTGGCTCTGAGCCTCCTCTCTAATCTTCATCTTGATACCCTCACTGTTCAATCGCTCATACCCGACCCGCTTGTATTCAACCAAACCTTCCCAATAAGAAAACACAGTTCGGTCAGAACCATCACCGGCAATGTCTACTATCAAATACTTACTAGTTCCTCTATCTATTGAGTTACTGAATACATCAACCAGCGCAGAGTAGTTGAATAGTGCGCCTTGGTCTTCGACATATTCAGCTAGATACTCTTGCTTGAATGTGTCGTATGCTAGTTCTGCTTTAGCTTTATCTATCTCACTGTCTAAAACGTGTGGGTTGTCGTAGCTGGTGAAATGAAACGTGCGGTAGTCGCTATCTTTCTCAGCAAACTTCTCTAGCCGTTGCAAGTTACGACTGTCACTCTTTGGTGTACCAATGAACGTAGCACTACCAGCGGTGTCAGTGAGTGCTGGTCTGAAAATCTCTTGCCACGATATAAAGAAGTCACGTAGTGTGTCCAACTCATCGAAGACAACATGGTGGAAGCGCATACCACGATAGTTCTCTCGGTTCTCCCAGCCACCGATGTAAATAGTTGATGTGCCACCCTCTGCTGTAGGTACTCTAATCTCTAAGCGTGCCTCATTGAACTTAGCGTCTATGGGTGACAACCTCCGCTTGAAGTCTTCCCAGACAATAGCCCTGGCTTGCTTTTGTGTAGGTGCTAGATACAGCACGTTGCGGTCATTCTTACTGACAGCACGAAAACTACAGTCCTCGATGTTGAACGCAGTCTTACCACCTCTACGTCCTGCCCTGATGACTTTGAACCGAGATGGTGAGTAGCCTATCTCTTTTTGTTTATCGTGTAATTGCATATTGCCATTCAAAACCCAGATGTCTCTTCCTCTTTCCTTTACAGCAAGACGAGATGTGACTTATATTAAATCCTTTTCTACCTGCACAAGACATACTGTCCCAAACACGCACCACCCCTCCATCTTTTATCTGCTCAACGGGAATTGAATGTATATTTGTTTTACCAAACTTACCCAACCAATGTTTAGGGTTATCTGTTTGAAAGTATCCAGTCCTACCGAGTGTCCTGTAAGCATGTAGGACATTATCGCTCTGAGTACACCACTCTAGGTTTGATAGTCTATTGTCATCCTTAATACCATTCTTGTGATTTATCACTGGGAGTTTATCTGGGTTAGAGATAAACGTCATAGCTAATAACCTATGTAACTTAAAGCTTTTTTTTTCTTTATCTCTACAAAGGTCAACATGAATATACCCTGATGAATGTTTATGGGGGGTTATCTTTTTAAATCTACTGAAAACCTCTCCTTTCTCATTTATCCAGTGACTTCCACTATAGCCTGGTATTTCCTTTCTCATATCTATCCACCTTTTAGAGCGCTATCAAATATTATCTTTAAACTTTCTCCGTCTACTCCTGAGATTTCTGAGCGCTGAGTAGCCTTACCAAACAGTTGGTCGAATAAGAACTTAATCATATCTTTATCTGGCTTGCTCTCTCCATCCCCAAAGGCAAGCATCTTAGCTTCCATGATTAGTTGATCTCTTTCGTCACCGTTAAAAAAGTCAGTGACACGTAGTTTATTAGTTGTTCCCTTTGGTCGCCCATTAGGATTGTTGGTTTTGTTTTTTACAGTATTAGCCATGATATATAATCTATGTCAATATTGTACCACATAGTATGCCGCTACCGAGGATCTGCCCCTCGTGTGTGATAGATAAAAAAGAATGGAGTCGTAAAATAGAAACAAAAACTCTATCACTAGTGAGCCTTTCCCGTTATGGGCTGCGTAGGGCGGGTTGCCTACCGAATGTCGTATTGTCAGTACGATAGGCTATGGGTGTATTATACTACTTTGAGTCTAGTGTGTCTATACGTGCTTTGGCAATCTCTATGTACTCTGCTTCCATTTCAATACCGATGAAGTTGTAGCCGTTTTCTTTTGCTGCTACCCCTGTCGAGCCTGAACCCATGAACGGGTCAAGGACTGTTCCACCTTCGGGAGTTACCATCTTGATTAGGTAGGACATGAGGGCGATAGGTTTAACAGTTGGGTGGTTGTTTGCTACTGGTCTATTTCTATCTAAACCTCTTGCTACATCTTGTGTATAACCCTTTGCATTACTCCCACCTGGTCTTAATTCAAGTCCCTCACACCCCTTATTCCTCTCGCTCTTACTTGCCTTTGCTTGGTAGATTATAGATTTGAAGAAACGAGATGCGTTGCCTGAGTCACCACCAATTCCGTCACCATTTCCCTTACCCAGTATTCCGTAAATACCCTCTCTGTTCCCAGTATTCTTATTCCCCGAACCACTCTTCGTCTCAGGAAAACACTCTCTTACTTCTTCACTGTTGTCGTGGATTAGGTTTGCTGGGAAGCGGCCAAGAGTTTGACCATATGTCTGTTCTTGTTTTTGTCCACCAGACATTCTTGGGTCCCACCCATTCTCTGTTGGTTTTCTTCCGTGATTAGTCACAACATCCTCTGTCCCCACCCTACTCTCATCTATATTAATCCCACCTGTTCCATACTTTAAGACGTTCAGGGCTACTGTCTTTTCTGCTAAAGGTTTACGAGCCATACAGATAGGTTCATGTGCTGGTTTAAGAGCAGTTCCCCAGCCTTCCCATTCTGAAGTGCCTTTGGATGTATCAGTCATTCCACCACCATATCCCTTGCCATATACTTTGTTTTTATCATTTGGGATATATGTAGATTTTCCCCTCTCGTTCCCCTGCAACTTATCTACCGCCTTACCTATGTTGAGAGATTTCGGAAATCCGCTGCCATATACCCATTCAATCATATCTCTGATTTCAAATCCTGCATCTTCAATAGCAGTAGCCATGCGGTGATAGGTTCGTGTGCCTGAAAAAGACAAGAGGTGTCCACCTGGTTTAAGGACTCGCATCATCTCGACCCAGAACTCAACTCCTGGAACGCCTTTATCCCATTCCTTCCCCATAAACTCTAGTCCATAGGGCGGATCGGTTACGATAGCGTCTACGCTGTTGGCTTCTAACTCTTTTAATTTGTCTAGGCAGTTGCCATGTATAAGTTTAATCATAGTGTGTCGAGTAGTTTTTTATAATGTTCTATCTGTTCTGTGTACCAGTGTCGGTCTAGTTTAAGTGACTGATGACGGCTTGCTTTCATTTCTTCTACATAGTCATTTCCCAGTTCTTTTTTAAGCCGTTCCTCAAAGTCTAGTGGCTTCCCATTTCCAAACAAGTTACAGCCAGCGCATTGGATTCTACAGTTATCTAAATGCCATCGAGTTGCGAGGTACTGTCTTGATACAAAGTGACCGCATTGCATTGTTTTAATTGTCCCTGGTTTGTTGCACGTGTAACAGGTGTTATTTCCGTTATCGTCTGAGTGAGTTGTGCGGATGTATAGAGAGAAAACCTTGTCTAGCTCTTTTTTGAGTTGTGCCTGGGTCTTAGACTTCTTTTTATTCGCTTGTTTTGCCACTTTAACGGCTTTTGTACGCGGTTTAGGTAATTTGGGTGCGGCTAGCTTCTTTTTAGCTAATTTTGCGGCTTGTGTGGCTTTTACCTCATCGAGTGTTTTTTGTTTAAATCCGGAACTTTTCATGCTTTTAGTATACCATCTAGTGAAAGGCAAATGGGGAAGTCGTAGTGCCAATCTCTACTCTTCTATTCCCAAGCTGTTTGGTTAGGTCGCTGTCCCCCATTTATATTCCACTTAGATGTACACACCTATGGTCTTGGTGATGTGCTTTCACCGAGACAGCAAACCTAGCAATTTGCATTCGTAGAGGCTCCTGTTGGACTTGAAGAAGTAACTAGTATTCTTCATCTTCCATAAACTCGGTGACAACACACCATCTATTATCTTTCAAGGTACTTGATGAGGGGCTGGGTGTAGGTGGCAACGTGCGTGGTCACGCATATAACTTATACACACCGTTCCAGGTCAGCTCACTTAAGGCTGTAGTGCCGCCCGCTTTGAGAACGCTACGGGGCTTTCTTTCGCTATATAAATGTGTTGCGTCTTGTATCTTACTGGCAGTTAGCTCAGCACCTACACTCAACTCCCCATCTCCCTTCATACTACTCGATTGTAGTGGGGGTGTCTAGGTTAGTTATCAACAGGTCAGACTAACTCAAAATGTAAATTAACACCGCAAGAATCACCATTATGTTCGCTACTACGTGTACTTTAAGAGAAGTCTTGAAAAACTTTGCATTACTGATACTTAGTTCTAAGTTTTCTTCCATTTTATTTTTCCATTCTTGTTCGTTCATACCCTAATTATTATCTTGATAACTTTCCCAATACTGTGCTTCTTGGCTCGGCCATGTGTAGCTTACTCCGTATTCCTCGGCTAGAAACTTACTAAACACTTCCCAGCTATCTATCATCTCTTTGTTGGTGAGGTCTGTGGTGCTAGTCTTGCGGTACATGGTATAGACAATCGACTTGTATACCTCTTTCATCCATTCCATTGTGATAGGTGCTTCGTAGCCTTCTAGGTCTTCTATGATGGTGCGCCTTTGGATCCCTTGCTGCTCTAGGTCTGCTGCTATTTCAGTTAGTGCTTTGTGTAAGCAGCGGTTCATTGTGTTGCTGCGTTGTTTTTCAGTTAGCTCTGTCATGTGTTAGTTAAAGGCTTTAAACACCTCTGCTTTTACCGCTGCAAATTGTTCCTCTGTCAGCTCACAAACTAAAGCGTCCGTGATTGTATTTCTAAGTGGCATGTTGTCTGACATGTTTCGACTCATTCCGCATCGCGAGTCATCTTGCCATTGTTTATATTCTGATTCAAAGTTTTCGTTTGCTTCTTTCTTTTCTATGATGATTTTGTATTTCATAATCGTATCTTAGTTGTTAAGTGGTTAGTCTTTTATATCTATTCCGTAAGTGTTTTTAATTTCCATCGGTGTCATGTATTTATGGGTTTTTACCCAAGCTACATTTTTTAGAATTTGTACCGACGGTTGATTGTCTCCGCCTATCTCTTCTCCATTTACCAAACGAGAGGTACATACTCCTTCTTTATTATAGGTTTCTTCAATTGTTACATAATCTGTTTCCATATATTTACTACCCTACCACATCTTTTCTTGTAAGTGTTTGGTTATTAACAGCCTTTCCGTAGTCGTTGTATTGAGTTGCGTATGTTTCTTTGTATATCTGTTTTAGTTCTTTGTAGACTTGTTCTGTTGTTACGTTGAATTCTTTGTTCCAGTTCATGTTTGTTTTTAATTAGATACAGCCCCTCTATTTCCCTCATCCCATCTCTCAGGGTTGATTGTAGGCTATGTGATGTCCAATGATACTCCCTATACACCCTGTCCCTCGTCCTAAGGTTGTTATATTTCTAGTAAAACTAAGAAGAATTAAAGAAAAAGTAACGCGCCGTAACTATTTTTGAGAATGTATGAGAGATTGACTGACGAGCAGATGAGGTACCTCGTTCACAGGGGTCGTGAGAGCGAGGATTTGATCTGCTAACCAGCCAAGTTCCGTCTGTTAGCTATTTGGTATCGCGGATTCTAAGAACCGCGTCATTGGATTGAATGTACAAAAAACACCCACTAAAAAGCGAGTGCCTTGTTTTGAATACTATCAACGCCAACCCAAAGGTAGTTGAATGACTTCCCGAGAGTTGGGTTAGCTGTGACAATATTCAATTTTGTTTGTATTGAAGTCATTCATAGATAATTATACTATATCTATAAATGCAAGCAACTACTTTTCCACAGCTTTCTTCTTCGGTACGTTATACCAGTGCCACAGCGCACAAAAGTTCTTAGAGTTAGCTAACTGCTTGTAGTGAAAATCTAACTCGTCAGTAGCTATGTGTGCCATCTTAGAAGCTACGTAGCCTGGAGTGTATGGCTTGTACCCCCCAGCTTTCCTAGATTCATTGAGACGAGTAACAAAAGGTTCTATAAGAGAAGCTCTGTTGTTAGTGGCTTTACTGACTGGTTTCTCAAAACGTGAAAAGTCAAAGCTGACTGTTTTTTGTTTTGGTATGGTGTACTCGTCAAATTCTTGCATTACTGCAATTTTAGCATGTGGCTAAAAACAAACTCGCCACAATAGCACAAACCTGTGGACAAGTGCAAGCTACAGCTTTTTTATATCCTCTGTCAAAGTATCTACTGTCCTTTTCAGTTTAGGATTAGAGACAAGCTCACAGCCGAGGTAGCGGTCAGCTTCTATAGTTACTCTGTAGCGTTGTCCGTCTACTAGGATGATGGAGTCGAGTTTCATATTAAAACTGTACTTCAAAGTTACAATCCTTGCAGCGTAAAGTCGTCAAATTATAAACAAGTGGCACAGCTTGCACGCTACTAACTTCTGACATCTTTATTTTTTGAGTTGCTGTAACATCAGGCATGATTACTTTTACCTTGTCACTTCCACATTTATCACATTCATACATGTCCAATAGTATACAACACTATAAAACAAAAAATCCCCTGGGTTGGGGACAATTGTAGAGTAGTTGTAGAGTAATTGTAGAGTAGAAACCCAAAACGCTACTGCCGTAACAGTAGCGTCCATCAACGGGAGGCACTAAGACGAAGTGCTTATTTATAATAACACAAAACGCCCGTTAAGGCGCTTGGTGTGGGGATATGTTTTTTAGATTTAGAAATCAGGAACGTCTAATTCAGTTAAATCTACCTGTGTGTCACTTGTGTTTTGCGATTCTGTATCTTCTTTTGGCTTAACGCGTGCAGCATCTTTTTCTGCTGCTGTCAGTGGAGCAAACTCACCTTTAGCAAACAGGAACTTGTCGATGTTTGAGTATGTTTTATCTCCACTTGTTTTATTTACTGTACCTACTCGACACTGTTTGCCGATAAAAGCATTTAGGTCTGCACCAGTGATTCCCTCTGCTTCTTGCTTTTGAGATAGTGACTCACCTTGTAGTGCTTCTGTAATTTGGTAAAGTTTGTTTTTACCTTTTGATGAAATGTACAAATAGGTAGGTACAAAGTTTTGAAAGATATTACGCCCCCGCAAATCTGTCTCACCATCACGACCCTCTAAAAGTACAAATTGAAAATCAAGTACAGTCTCCATAACAGGCTCAAGGTGCATGTCTTTTTTACGTGCTTCTTTTGAGTCGTATGATTCTACTTCCCGAGAGTTTACGTCAAGTAGCTCTACTGCGTAAACATCTTCTGGGAACGGCTTGTATTCTTTTGCTTCTTCCTTTGGCATCGTCATTGTTGGTTCTAACATATTATTGTTTTAGTTATTATTACATGCGTTGTTAGGCAGACGCACCCCTGCCAGTCGTTACTATACCATTACTGATAACACGTTTGTTACTGTCCCAATAATAGCGCAAAGAGTAATCATCACTCCTAGTGCAAAACATAGTATAGCGTTGCTGTGGTCTTTTGGTTCACTTTCGTAGTGTTCAAATGGTTCGGTGTATAGGTTATTTTTCATTTTGTTTTGGTATTATTATTGGTAATTTTCCGTTACGAATTACTTTAACTGCACCTCCATGTATTTGTTCAATTAAATGTAAAACCATGGCTTGTCCAGATTCGTCTAGTTCGACTTGCCAGACACCGCCACTTTTGTTTTCTATTCCTACAAAGCAACGTCCTGATGTTTTCATATCTAGTCTACTAATCCAACTGTATAGAGCATATCTTGTATGACTTCGTTCCAGTCTTTGTTAATAATGTCGTTGTCTTCTACGTGGTAGGTGCGTGATACGCCGTCCAGGGTGATTGTTAAATTCATTAGAATGGTCGTGCTAAATCTTCTGCTGATAATCCTTCAAGTGCAATCTGTGGCCACCGGATAGCGTTGTACTTTTCTTGGCGGCGTACTGGGTTGGTTACTGCTCGGGCTGCTGCTTGGGCTGTTCGTTTGATGTCTAATGTTTCTGCTCGGGTCTCTTTGTTTACAATGTTGTAATAGTCTTGATCCATGATGTTTTTAGTTACCGCGTTCCTCATCTACTAAGTTGTTAATGTATTCATCGTAGTCTCGGCCTGGATGTTTTGCTTCCCACCGGGCTTTGTCTCGTTTGTATATTTGATCGTATGTTGCCATGTGTTTTGTTTCTTATTTCTTTTACTCTTTAAATATAACAGGTATTACCAAACGTGCAAGTATTCTTGTTACAAATGTGTGGATAACTCATATATAGTTTATCCACAGGTATTTACTAGACACGGTTGCGGTAATACTACAATGGTGTATTATGACTAAGTAACCAAATAGATATGAAAACAAAAATTCAAGTATATAACAACGACTGGCAAACAAAGAAGCTAGTCATCAAAAACAAGACAGTACGAACATTATCAAACGGAGTAGTAGTGCCTACATGGTTAGCTATGACTCGTAAGGCGGTAAAGGGATAGTATGAAAATTGGAGACATCTATACAAACCGAATAAATTGCTACATGGTTGTTGACGCAGGTGTAAACAAGAATTGTAAAGAATGCGGACACTTGGACTATAGACAAGCCATGGTTTGCAGCGCAGACGTAAATAAAAAGACTGGCGAAATTAGAAGTATAAATGTTTACAAACAATACCCATTTAGTTCTGTTCCACCAAGTCTAATTCCACTAAAAGTTTATCAACAATTAGAAAACTAACCATGCTAGTACCACACTCAACCAAAATCAGACCCGATCAAAAAGACAAGCTACAAAAGCTAGCAGACAAATGGGGTATAACCAAGAACGCAGTAATTATCAAACTAATAGACAAAGCTAGAGTATGAACGAACTAGAACGCCTTACACAAATATGTGAAACCATTGGCGCGGTCATCCAGGACACCAAAGACATGGACCACTACGAATACGAACGAGTACAGAACTACATTAGCAGCAAATACGGGGTAGACTTACCTCTTAAACAAGTAGAGTAATTACAAGCAATAAGGAATAGATATGAAACTAGAAAACCAAGTATGTAGCCTAGAGCTAGCAAATAAGTTGAAAGAGTTGGGGGTGCCACAAACATCTTTATACTTTTGGGTTCAGCAAAAAGGACAAAATCCAGCTGTTATTTCTCGAAGTAAGGCAAAAAGAATACTTAGCTGGCATAAACAGATAGTTTCCGCCTTCACCAGCGCTGAGCTGGGTGAGATGTTGCCTTACACAATTGTTGCCGTTGCTTCAGGAGAAGAAAGTAAAGACACCTGGTACCTTGCCGTTAATAAAGCGAGAGAGTGGTGGAATGTTGAGTATAGCAACCTGTTAAATGATATTTATACCCAAGCATCTGAAGACACCGAAGCTGACGCCCGCGTCAAGATGCTGATATACCTCTTGGAAAACAACCTCATTACAAGCAATAAGGAATAGATATGAAACTAGAAATGGTGACAATTTGTAAAGATGATTTAGACACAGATATTTTGTTGTGGCTTTGGCCGATAACTCTGATTTTAGCAGCTTTTATCCTTACTATTACATTTATTATTTACGGATGGTTGTGGGTAGGAAACAAAATTATTGACCACACAATCGGCGATAAATCACCTTTATCATGAACATCCCCAAAGACACCCCAGCGGGGGACTAACCCCGCGTTATTAGTTAAGAAAACAATATGAAAAAACTATTGGAACTAAGAATATGGAAAGCAAGTTTTGACCCTATCGACGACACCACAAAGATAGCAATATACTTGTTTGGTCGTTGGAGAATTGCAATATGGACTTATCAGAATGGAAAAATTAAATAAAATAATATGTTAGCAACAGCAGCAGTAACCCTTACGATCCTGTGTAATAATTTTAACTACCACCACAGCCCTAACTGCACCCCTGCTACCTTTGAGCAGACATATAACGGCTGGCATGG